CATCGCTCGGCGTCGGGACGGGCAACTGTGCAGGCGGCGGCGGCGGCGGCGGCGGCTGCGTTGCTGTGATCTGCAAGACATTTACATCCTTCACCGTCTCCGTCGCTGGAGGCACAGGCGGCATCGCCGCATCCTCGGGCGGTGTCGCTACGGATGGCTCCGCAGGCCGCGACGGCGGCTACATCATCGTGGTGCTCGGATGACGCAAAAGTGGCTAGTCGTCGATCCTGAGGTTGATGCCGACGTTAGCCTCGCGCTGTGCGAGTCGCTCGGGTGCAACGGCTTCTTCTCAGGCGTTCCTCCGTTCCTGCGCGAGATCGCAGAGGAAGAAGCGTGGGTTCTTCCTCATGTGTGGACAGAGACTGTCGAGGACGAACAGCCGGTCGATATCGCTCAACAGTCGTGATAGCATCGGCTCATCACGGGGGTGATGGTGGCCGACTCGACTACTCCAGCGTGGACGCAGCGCCTTGTGCCTGTGCCTGTGTGGGCCCTCATGCTGGTCGGTGCCGCGATGGCAGGCGGCGGCGGCGTCCTAGGGATGCAGTCTGCCGAGGCATCCAGCACGCAGCAGATCGACTCCGCGCAGATGGAGCAGATCCTCTCCAGCCAGCGCAGGATCGAGGGCCGGCTTGACGCTATCGAGCGTCAGCTTGCAACGGTCGCCGCGATGGCCCACACCCACACAGGAGTCAGCAGTGCCCCTATCCCCTGATGAGATCGTAAAGCTCCCGGCCGAGGTCCTCGACCTGCTCGCCGCGATCAAGGACGCCCGCGCCGTGGACGGCGACGGCGGTGCAAAGATCACGCGCGGCGAGAAGAAGATCCTCCTCACGAAGGCCGCTCGCCTCGTGTGGCTACTCACCACTGACGCACTCGACTAGGAGTCACCATGGCCGCTCTCGACCTCTCCGCTCCCCCTACTCTCCCGCTCGTCGCTTGGACGGCCACGCCTGGCACGGCTGGACAGGTGCGCTTGATCACTCTGCCGACCACGGGGCAGTACCAGGTGATCGTCCATAACCGCGACAAGGCGAGCAAGGGTCTCTACCTGTCCACCGACCAGACGCTCACCGATGGCGGCGCCGCGCCAGCGAATACTTACATCACGATCGACAACCAGTGGACGTTCAGCGTCGGGGCAAACCGCACCACGGGCCTCGCGCCGATCACGAAGCTGGGCCTGTTCTCGATCTCCCATACGTCCGTCAACATCGAGATCCTCATCAACGAGATCCGCTGATGCCCGAGCACTTCACCGTGCAGGAGGCGCCACCCGATGAGGTGGCGTCTGCCGTTACGGCTCCCGCACAAGAGCCATCCAAGGACGCCATCGTGGAGCAGGTCAGCGACGACGCTGGCCTCGTCGCGCATGAGGCGCAGGCTCCCACGCCTGACGAGATCGTGAAGATCGCTGATAACGCTGACGGTGGCACGGTCGGCGTCGTCCTGGCGCTCGTCGCTGTTCTCGGCGGCGGCGCCGCGTGGCGCTTCTACTCTCAGCACAGCAAGCAGAAGGCCGAGATCGAAGCCAAGCGCGCCGAGCAGGACCACGAGCTGGCGATGCGTCGGCTGGAGCTCGAGGCGCACTCAGCGTCTACGAGCCCTCCTACGTGCCTCGCCAAGCACGCCGCGCTGGAGGCCAGACTCTCAGCCATCGAGAGCAAGAGCGCATCCTTCAGCTTTCCAGACGGTTTCGACGCAGACGATCTGAGCGACAGGCTCGCCAAGATCGAGAAGGCACTCAAGCCAAAACCCGCACCGAGGACGAAGCGATGAACCTGTCTCCGCACTTCACGCTCGAGGAACTGACCCGCACGGGACAGACGGCGCTACAGGCGACGAACCGTCAGGAAGCAGGCAAGTACATCGCGTCCCTTACGCAGCTCGCCGCCATGCTCGAGGTCATTCGCGCGCACTTCGGCCGGCCGCTCAAGGTCAACAGCGCCTTCCGCGGCGCGGCCGTGAACGCAGCCACGCCAGGCGCCAGCAAGACGTCGCAGCACATGCTCGGCGAGGCTGCCGACATTGAGATCCCCGGCGTGGACGACGCCGACCTGCATCGCTGGATCTGCACGCAGAGCGGCCTCAAGTTCGGCCAGTGCATCCTCGAGCGCCCTCCGGGTCGGTCGTGGGTTCACGTTTCGATCTGCGGCACGCGCGACCCGAAGCGGTGCGGCGAGGCGCTCACCTTCGACGGCAAGTCCTACAAGCCGTGGAAGCCGTAGACCCTGCTTGTACATGGGAGGCCGGCGAGGTCGTCGGCGTCTATGACTCGCGCCTGTCGCTGGACGGATGCGAGATCCCGGTCGGCGTGGTCCTGCGACTGCATGTCGTTGAGGTCACGCCTGTCGTCGTCCGCATCGAGGTGACGTCGCACCCGGACTGCGAGCCGGCACCTGACGAGCGCCAGAAGCTCCGCACACTGCGCCGTCAGGCTGTGCGAGAGGCGCACGACCGATGGGGCGATGCCTTCATCGTGGAGTACGCTACCGGCGACTGCACGGACACGCGCCGTGTGGACGTCGAGGTCACCGAGACACGTTAGTCTCACTCGTCGCGCCCTACCGGGAAATGACTGCGACAACGCCCGCGAGCCATGGTGGCTCCGCGGGCGTCAACATGTAAGCGATGCTTACAGGTTGTAGTCGTCGCAGTACTGGACCTGTATGGGCCGGCGCCCCCACGACACGGCCGCGTCATGGCTTCCGACGAGAATGTCGATCCGGTTCTTGCGACGGATCTTCCGTCCTCGGTCCTGCACGGTGTAGCGCGTCCACTGGCCGTCGATGAGTAGCTCGAGGCATGTGCCGATTGCCCAGTGCTTCGAAGCAGCGACCATGTGGTAAGGCGCATGAGCCTCGATTCCGGAGGCCGTGTAGCCAGAGCATCCGAGACACGACGCGGTGTAGGCCGTGGCGATCATCGTCCAGGTCACGGCGCCTCCTCGCTGCGGTGCTGGCCGCGTTCGATCTCGTCGGCCGCAAGCCGAGAAAGGCAGCTCACGCGGTAGGACGGATGCTCGCAGCACGCGCGGTTACCACGCAGCCACGCCACCACGGCGGCGCGCTCCTCGGCGACAGCACGCGCGACGGCATCCTCCACGCCTACGACCGCATCCCATCGCTTCAAACGCTCCAGTGCGTCACTCACGGTGACCTCCCAGTGCGGCGAGCTGCGCCGCGTCCTCTGTCTCGCTGGCGATGCGCTCGGCCTGTAGTAGGCCACGCTGACGAGCTGCCGTCATCACGCGCTCCTGCGCCTCTGCGCGCGTCTGTGCGCGTCCCTGCTGGTCGTCACGCTGGTCAGGCATGTTGAGGTGCCACGCCCATCGATCGTGCATCTCCTGCACGATGGCGTAGGCCGTCGAGCCCGCGAACGACGCGGTGAACGTGGGCCGTCCGTTGACGTCGCTTCCGATGATGCGCCAGGTCATGCTGCCTCCTTCGTCTGCTCAAGCAGGTACGCCGGCACGGGCTTACGCGCGCTGTCCTTCCACGCGAGGCAAGCACGCAAGCGTGCGCCATGCTCGGTGCGCGAGAAGCCGACGATCTCCGCGTGGCCTGCGCCTTCGCGCACGACCCACATGATGCGTCCGTTGTAGTCGATGACCTCGAGGTCGCGCCCATCCGGCGCAGTGGCAAGCCAGCTCATGCGGCCCCCACGAGCGCACGGTACACGGCGCGTGTGACCTCGACGTCCTGGAGGCAGTAAGCGGCGATCTCGTCGCGGCTTCCGGCGAGCCACATGTCCCACACCTGCGACCCGTCGCCCGACTTGCCCTCGAGGCCAAGGGCCGTGGCGAGGTCCCCGAGACGGCATCGCTCCGCACCCATCGCGAGCCGCATGGTGTCTTGCACGGCGTGTCGGTGGCCTCGGTACTCGCAGAGGCGACGAGCCAGCGACGGCAGCGTGCGTGCGGCAGCGATGTGGAGACGCGGCAGGTCGAAGCCGACGATGTTGTGCCCGACGATCGTGTCGGGCGCGTACTGCACGAGGATCGCGTCCAGTTCTCCGAGCATCTTCCGCTCGCCATGCTCGTCCAGCATGATGACGGTACGCTCCTGGACGTCGTGGCCGATCTCCACGATCACGCCGATGCAGCAGATGCGCGCATAGCGCCAGTCGAGCGCCGTGCGAAGCCACTGCTCCATGCGGTGCTCCTCGACCCATTTGGCGATGGACTCGGGCTTCGTGTAGTTCCCTGGCACGCTCGCCAGCGCGTGCGCGTCAACCTGCTCGTCCGTCCATGCGGCTGGAAGCGTCTCAATGTCTAGGTAGAGTGTGGTCATGGTAGTGCTCCTCAGAACGGGGTGCTGTCGAGGTCAGGGTAGTCATCAGGTGCAGAGGTCGGCGCAGGCGCGGCAGGTGCCTTCCAGATGCGCCCAGCACAGCTCTTGTCCTTACAGCCAAAGTCTGGAGCCTTCGGGTTGACCGCGCCGGAAAGCTTCTTGGGACGGTTGTCCCACATGGGGCCGGCGCAGACGGGGCACGGCGGCTTGTTGGGGTCGCTGGGCGCCACGCGCTCCACGCTCTCGACCTTGGCGTCGAACGTCTTTGCGACCTTGGATGCCGTCTCCACGAGGCGGGCGGGCGGCTCCTCGCGCGGAGCTGCACGCTGCTGACGAGCTGGCGCAGATGCGGCCTCTCCGTCATCGTCGTCGCTGACCACGCCCACGACGGACGCCAGGGCGTAGCGACGAAGGTAAGTCAGGATCGAGCCGACTACCTGCGGGTTCTCCTGCGCCGGCCGCGCAGAGATGGTGCTGCCGAGATGCTCGCCGCTCTCGTGGAGCAGGATCGTCGTCAGCTGCACGCTGCCGTCTTCGCCACGGCCGGGTAGTTGGGTGACAGCGAGACCATGCTTGGAAAGCGGCTCACGGCATGCATCCATGATGGATGACAGATCGGCGTACTTGGAACGAAAGTGCGGGTTAGAAGCGTCCTTTGCGGCCGCTCCCATCTCGCCCTGTGCCTTGGCAAGGGCAAGCGCGAGGTGCCCGATAGTGTCAGACTGATAGTGGAAGGCCATTAGCAGATCTCCTCGATGAGAGCGATGGTCGCGTAGACGCAGACCGTGAGAGGAATGAGGGCGAGGCAGAGCCATACGGCAGAGATCTCGATCATGGTGCTCCTGTGTGGACGTCGAAGGGTTGCCGCTCCGACACCCATCTATTAGTGTAGGGGTGCCGGGCAGGCAAGCCCGACAGGAGGAAAAAGTGAACATCATCGAGAAGCGCCGATCCGAGCTCGGCATCAGTCAGCGACGACTCGCCGAGATGATCGGCGTGGAGCGATACACGATCAGCAAGTGGGAGCGCGGCCATCGCCGGCCAGATCCGCAGGTGCTGTCGCGCCTGTACCTGGCTCTCGGGCTGGACGCAGAGGAGATCGCGAGCCTCTACCTGCGCGAGGAGGGCGAGCGATGAGTACTGTGCTTTACACGCGCTCTGTGAGCGAGTCGGGACGCAGAACGTACCACGAATGGGGCCATGCTTACGACTCAGATGCACTACCGTTCGGCTGGCATCTCGTCGGCGTGCTTCATGGCGAACGGACTACCCGCTATGGGGTAGACCCAGCGCGCGCGACTCTGCTTGCTGCGCTGCGTGAGCAGAAAGAAGCCGTCGGTCGGGCGATCTTCGCTGCGCTGCAAGGACGCCCAGTGGTTGACTCCGAGAGGGCGCGCGATGCGTACCGAGCCTACCGTGCTGCAGGAGGCTGCGACGACGATGTATGGTCGCACGCGAGCGTCGGAGAGATCATCACTGCGCTGGAGAGGGCGCTGGTGGAGGTGAAGCCATGACCGAGCACACCTATACGATCCTGCTCGACCCACGCGGCAAGGGGCGTCCCGTGTTCACGCGGTCCACGGGGCACGCTCGCACGCCAGAGACGACGCGCTCGTGGGAGCACGAGGCCGCGCACCAGCTCCGCGAGCAGCACGGCGGCACAGGAATGCTCGACAGCCTGTCGCCGATGTGGGCCGTGAGGATCTCTGCCTACCATCCTCGCCCGAAGGCACGCCCCGGCTACCTGCCTCGCGCGCTGTGGTCCGTCGCTGACTACGACCTGCCGGCCACCAGCAGACACGACCTCGACAACGTCGTCAAGATCGTGCTCGACGCGCTCCAAGTCGGCGGCATCCTGCTCAACGATCGGTGCATCGTCGCCATCGACGCGGCGTCGTGGTTCGCCGGCCACGGTCAGCGCGGGCGTGTCGAGGTGACGCTGACGGAGGTGACGCCATGAGCAAGCATCGCACCAGGTGGAGCGCCGAGGAGAAGGACACGCTCCGCAGCCTCACGCGCGAGGGCCATACCTACGCGCGCATCGCGGAGATGATCGGGCGAACCGAGCACGCAGTCAACGTCATGGCTTACCATCTCGACCTCAAGCACCCGCGGGTGAAGGTGTGGACAGCCGCAGAGCTCGCCACGGCAACTCGCCTCTACCATGCCGGCAACACGGTGCAGGAGATCGGCCGCATCCTCAAGCGTACACCTACGGGCGTCTCGTCAACGCTGACGTTCTATGGCGTTCTGGACTCAAGAAGGCGCGGCTATGGGCGGCTAAAGAGCGAACCGCAGATCTACGTGCTCAGGAAGCGCGGCCTGATGCTGCGCGAGATCCTCCTCGTGCTCGGCAGGGACGACAGCCCCAACGCTCGCAAGGCGCTGCGCCTGTGGCTCCAGGCGTACTGCGATCGCCTGGGCGTCGAGGTGCCGCCAGCCAGCACGCCGCGCAAGAAGCCTGACCTCGTGCTGGTGGAGAGCGTGCAGCTCGAGATCGCCTCGCTGACGGGAAGCATGAGCAAGTACACGACGTCAATGGCGAACCAAGGCCGGTCGGCTCGAGGTGCGGCATGAGGTGGACAGAGGCCAATGACGACTACCTGCGGGCCTGCGTGGACGAGGGCGTGCCGTACCCGCAGATCGCCGCGCATCTCGGACGCACGCCTTCATCGATCCGATGCCGAGTCTACCGGCTCTACAACAGGGCGCCGCGCAAGCGCCAGTGGTCCGCGATGGGGATCAGCGATGTGCTCAGGCTGCGCGAGCTTGGCCTCACCTGTCGCGAGATCGGCGACCTGTTCGGCGTCTCGAGGGCGGCGATCGCGAAGCTCGTGCAGCGTCACAGGGGTTGACCGGTAGGTGCCGCCTCGGTATGCTCCTCATGTCCTCGCCGGACGCGGGAGTCATGACCCGCTCGCGGGGGGCGTCAATGCCCCCCGCTCTTCCCGGCAGGACAGAGGCGAGACATGGAAGGAATCAAGTGCTCCTGCGGGAGCGAAGAAGTCGTGCGTCTTTACGGAGAGGTCGCGCGTCTGAAGGCGAACCTCGACCGCGCGCTGCGTGAGGTGCGCGACCAGGAGCGCGAGAACGCGGCGCTGCGTCGTCGGCTGAAGGAAGGCGGGCGGTGAGGTATCTCTCCGTCTGCTCGGGCATCGAGGCCGCGTCTGTCGCATGGCATCCGCTCGGATGGGAGCCTGCGGCGTTCTGCGAGATCGAAGCCTTCCCGTCTGCGGTGCTCGCGCACCGATACCCCAACGTGCCCAACTATGGCGACTTTACGAGGCTCACCGATGCAGCTCACCCTATTCACGACGCCGGCATCGACCTCCTCGTCGGAGGCACGCCATGCCAAGCATTCTCCGTCGCAGGACTGCGGCAGGGATTGGCCGACGCTCGCGGTGGCCTCGCGTTGGAGTACGTCCGCTTGGCTCGCGCACTTAGCCCGCGATGGCTCCTCTGGGAAAACGTCCCTGGCGTCCTGTCATCAGGACAGGGACGGGACTTTGGTGCCTTCGTCGGGGCGCTGGTTGAGAGCGGGTATGGCGTCGCTTGGCGGGTGCTGGACGCTCAACTTGTGCGAGTGGACGGATACGCTGGTGCCGTCCCACAGCGACGGAAGCGTGTGTTCGTTGTCGGATGTGCTGGAGGAGACGCAGCTCGTGCCGCAGCGGTTCTTTTTGAGCCCGAGGGCGTGCGCCGGGATTCTGCGCCGCGCCGAGAGACGAGGAAAGGAGCTGCCTCCGATGCTGCTGGAGGCTTTGAGGTCTGTGGCACACTCTCCGACGGAGCGCACCACGGAGGAGGACTGAACGGTCAAGACGCCTACACGGGGCGTGTGCTTCCGGTCGCCTTCGACACGTACAACCACGCCGTGTCGCATGTCTGCCAGACCATCAAGTCGCCTAGCGGTGGCGCGAACGAGAGTGTCGGTACAGTGCTCACATCAATGGCCGTCCGTCGCCTCACGCCGACCGAGTGCGAGCGGCTGCAAGGCTTCCCTGACGGATGGACGGCCATACCGTGGAAGAGCAAGCCGGCCAGCGAGTGTCCCTATGGGCCGCGGTACAAAGCTCTGGGCAACTCGATGGCCTGCAACGTGATGCGCTGGATCGGCACGCGGATCGCGATGGTGGATGCTGCTGTAGGTGGAGCATGAGGCCGTCGATCTCCACGCTGACCGGAGCCTTCGGCGTCGTGCCTGTTGCGCTGGCGACCTGCGACGAGGTGCAGGAGCTGCCTCTTCGTGCACTGCGCGTCTACCTCGTCCTGCTCTCGCGGTTCAATGCCAAGCGCGACGGATGGTCGTGGAGCAAGGCCGCGTTCGCGCGCGACACGGGCGTGCATCGCGACCACATCGGCGAGGTCATCAAGCGCCTCGAGGCTTCTGGCCTGCTCGCCGTCGAGCGTGGTCACGGACTCGTCTCGAGTCATTACCGGCTCACGGTGCCGCCCAGCCTGACGGTAGGGGAGGGGGCCAGTTTGGCCCCCACGGTGGGGGCTGGTTTAGCCCCCTCCCCCCTGCACGCTACCTCTGAACTGGCCCCCAGGGTGGGGG